ATATTAAAATTAACTGTTGTTTGTCCACCACGAGTTCCTCTTGCAGATTGTGTTATTTGTCCTGTTTGATTTGGTATAAATAATTCTGCACCTCTTTCTCCAACTACAACTGGTTGTCCTTTTGATACTGCACCACCTTTTGAAAATCCTAAAAATGATCTTGCCATACTAAATAAAGAACTACCACCACCACTTAAAGATGCTTGTTTTTGTTTTTCTCTTGTAATCATTTTTTCAATAGCAAGTTCAACAGTTTTTCTAGCAACAACTTCAATCATTGTAGCAAGTATTTTCACTGCTAAAGTTTGTGCTAAATTTTTAAAACTTTCGTTTAAATTTTTTCCTAATATTATTGCTTCTGCAATACCTTTTGAAAAACCTTTTATTCCTTCATTTAAAAATCCTACTACTTGTTTTGCTAGATTAGTTAATTCGTCCATATCTTTTTTTAATAATTCAGTTATTTGTTCTACTAAATCTTTTTGTTTTACAAGACTTTTATTAACTTTGAGTGTTGCTTGATCTATGAGCATTATTTTATCTTTATAAACTTCAGCTTTTTGTGTGTTATCATCTTGGGTTTTGCCTATCTGAATATTAACTAATGGTATTTTGTTTAATAATGTAATTAGATTTTGAAATTGTTCTCTTAAAAATCCTACTGCTTTTGCAACACCTCTTATTGCCATAGCAAATCCTTTAACTGCTTTAGTTAAAATAAATCCTATTGCATTTGCAATAGCTTCAAAGTCTTCTGTGTTTTCTTCTATAAATTTATTTAAACTACTAAATTCTTTTTTAAGTTCATCAAAGAACTGCGCACCAGCTACATTTTTTTTAAAATTAAATAATTTATCTCCAAGCATTGATAATGTACCAGTAAATGTAGTAGCCAATTCATCTGTTGCATTTCCAAACTTACCACCTTTACCAAATACTTTTTCAAATGCTTTTATAGTTTCTTCTGCTGATACTGTTGCACCAGCTTTAAAACCTAACATATCTCTAACACCTTTTTCTCTAAAAATATCTGCTGAAGCTATACCACCAGCAAATGATCTTTGTATTTGTTCTCCAGCAGTTCTAAAATCTATTCCTGTGACAGATGCAACATTTCCAGTAATCTCTAAAATTTTTGCTAATCTATCTGCATCTCCTGAAACTACTGCAAGATTACCAGATGCCTCTTGTATTTCTTCTAAAGAAAAAGGAACTTTAGATGCAAACTCTGACATTACATCAAATGCTTTTGCACCCTCTGTTGTTGAGCCAAATAATTGTTTTAATCTAACATTTAAGTCTTCAATACTTCTGCCTGTTGAAACAAAAGATTTTACTACAAGACCAGCACCAAGAGTCACAAAAGCAGTTCTTAAATTAAATACTGCACTTCTTAATCCAGCTAATTTACCTCTAATACCATTAAATGCTTGTCTAGTCTTATCTTGTGCTAATATGTTTATCTTTAAATTTTGTGCCATTATATTTTAAATTTCTTTGCTTCAGCTAGTTGTTGTTTGGTTTTATACTCATCTTGTTCTTTTTTCAAGTATGCTAACCAAAGATTATAATGTGCAACTGGCATATCAAGAACTTCTTGAATAGTGATGTGGAGTCTGTCTGCTACAACTAAAAGCGACCTCAAATCAGGGTCGCTATTTACTTTTTTTCGGCTTCCTCAAATGATGTATCTAAAAGTATTTTATTGGCTATTGTACCAATAATATTAGAATCAGCTTTCTTTCTTAATGCAAATTTATCTTCAGGACTAAATGCTTTTACCATCTCTCCTTTGTCATTTTTGACTTGGAGTTTCATTATAAGTAAATCAACAAGGACAGTTAAGTCTTGAAAGTTATTAGACTTTTTAAATATTGTGTTTTTTTCTTCAAGGGTTAATGGCTCTGAATAAAAGATACTAGCATTACCATGCTCATCTTTCCACTCATTAACTTCAATAGTGATAGTTTTAAGAGTTTCGAAATGAGTCTTTACTCTATCAATAACTGACATAAATTAGGATTATACAGTTCCTATTGTTAATGCACCAGTTCCTTGAAAAGTAACAGTTCTAGAGATAATTGCGTCCATTGAGTTATTTACAGACATACCAGTTACAATTCCTGTTCCAGTAAAACTTCTGTCGCCACTTGAATTACCCTCTGGTAATAAAATAAAAGCGAGTGAAGAACCAGCAGTTAAATTTGTTTGTGGTGTATCAGTTTCGTCAAAGTGCATTTCTAAAGTACCAGAGAAAGAAGTTCTACCAGCTACAAATGATTTAGTTGCATCTGTTAATGCAGTATCTTCTACTACATCTCCAGTTGTTTCTAGTGTAAACCCTGTTAGTTCCCCAACTCCAGTTCCACCAACTGTTACAACTCCTTCTTTTCCGTGATGTGTTGCCATTTTTTGTCCTTTTTACTTTTTGATTGTTGTTCTTGTTTTTTTTCCTTATAGCCCAAACTTAAAAAATGTTCAAGATTAGATTCATTAATAACTATTTCTGAATTATCTTTATATAATTTAATGTCTTTAGCCATAATGCTTTATATTATTTATCTTCTTCCTCGTCAATATCTTCCTCATCTTCTTCAAAATCATCTTCGTCATCAATATCTTCTTCCCAATCTTGACTATCATCTTCTTGGTTTTCTCTCATTTCTGCTAATAAATCTTTTACTTCTTCACAAAGTATAGACTCTTTATCGTGCATTTTTTCTATTTGATCTATTTTCTTTTCAATTTTATTTATAATTTTTTCTGACATAATTTATCCTATGGTGTTCCAGCTTGATATTCGTACATACACCTGATTGTCATTCTTATACCACCAACAGGAAATAAACTTCCCTCATCAGTTTCTACTTGTACGACTTCAGTATCAAGTGCATTACCAGATCGAGTAATATCAGATTCTAATGCAGTTTCAATAGCAGTAATTAATTCATTTCTTTTTGTATCAATATTAGCTTCTGCACCTTTAACAAAACCAAGAACTACAAAGTCTATTGTACCATGTCTAGTTTTAGCACCACTTCCTAATTCAGAATCATCTCTATTTTCTTCTGATGTTTGAACTATTACTGCTGGATATTGTTGCTCTGATAATTCGTCTAGCAAAAAAGGTTGTCTAGTAGCTTTTTTAATATCAGGACTAGATATAGCAGATATAACTGTTAATAAATTAGATGCTATATTTTCTCTTACACTCATATTCTAAACTTTCTTAATTCTTTTTCTACAAATCTGTTGAATTGTTTTCTTATAATATTTTCTGTTCTATTGTTAAAGCCAAAAAATTCTCTTTTAGGTTCTCTTAAAACTTGATTAAATAATGCTTTATCTCTTTCATCTGCTCTAGCAAAACCTAAACTAACTTTATGTTTTCCTGTTTTTTTTACCATAGATGGTGTTAGTGAACCAACCATTCCACCATCATAGTGTAAATCTACTTTTGTTGATCTGCCCTCTTTTTGTAATCTTTTTAGATAACCCTCTGAATATGGTGCAAATGGTCTATCTCTAAAATCAATACCTTTTTTTGTCTTTTCTCTAATAATTGCAACTAATTGAAAACCAGCTTGTAAAACACCTTTATCAATAACTCTTGGTAAAACTGCTTGGAATTTTCTAAATTTTGATTGAACTTGTTTAGAGTTTGTTTTTATTTTTAGACTAACTGCCATTATCTAGTCAATCTTCTAAATCCATGTAAAGGTTCTCTCTCATTTGCTACAATAGTTCCTGAAGAATCAACATCATATTCAACACCATCTTCTAATACCATTCTCCATTCAATATTGTATTGTGCCATATAATATTCTGCCATTCTTTCAAATCTATCTTTTTCTGTTTCTGGTCTAAATTTAGTTAATGCTGGTAATAAGAATCTGCCAAGAAATAGATAGACACCAGCACGTTCAAATTGATCTAAATTAACTTTTGTATCTACCATTTCAGCAGTATTAAGAACTGTTATATCTGTGAATATATTTGTTTTATATACAGGCCACCACTCTACTCTTAACTGTCTTAAAATATCATTTGTAGTTTGTGTAAAGAAATTAGTAGCTTCTGTATCTCCTGAAGCAATACCAAAACCAAAAGCATCTGGTTGATACTTTGTGACATCTCCAGCAACTATAACATTCGCACCAGTGTAGTTTGCCATATTAAATTACCCAAATTAAAATAATTATAGCAACTGCAATACCACCAGATATTCTTGGGTGTTGTTTTGCTAATTTTATGTATTTATCTAAATGTTTCATTTTTTCTTCTTTGTTTTCTTTTTTTTTGGTTTTAGTTCAACTACTTTATCAGAAATGTCTTTTACTGTCGCTTTTTTTATTTCTTTTTTTACTTCATCAACAGGAGTAAAACCTCTCATTTTAAAATGATTTATATTAGCTTCATATTGAGCCTTTGGTCTTGTTATTATCTTTTTTCCATTTGTTAATTTTATATCCATATATTCTCCTTTATTAAAAGTGAGGGCAGTTTCCC